AGGAGTTGCCGGGCGTGGTGCCGACGACGAGTAAACAATAAGGAGATTGTATGCCATATCCAAACACTGATTATGCCGCTTATTACGGGTTTGTATCGACGAGTGGGACCACTGCCGCCAATGGCGTTTTGGCGATTCCGTCGTGGGGTTCCACAACGACGCTCGGCACCCTTGCGACTTACGTTACGGGATTAAGTTTAAGCATGGGTCCGTCCCAGGGTTCGATCATGATTGGATATGATTCAGGTGCAGGCGCGGCGCCGACAGGAGCGGCGATCACATTCCCGGCTCATTTCATTCCAGCCAACACTTCGTTTTCACCCATGTTTTCAGGGCCGTTGCGAATACCGGCGTATAAGAACATTCTGATTACAGCGGTGAGTTGTTCGACTTGGGCCGTTTCAATGACGTATTACATGGCGCCTTAACATGAAATTGACAACCGTTGATGAGATCAAAGGCTTGCAGTCGAACCTGATAGCGACGTTTGAAACGCCTCAGGGCAAATCGGTTATGGAGTACATAGAGCAGATTGGGTCCTGGTATCCGCGCATGAGCGATTCCGGGGAGACCAACGAGATCATAGCACGGGACGCGAACAGGCGCTTGATAGGGACTATCAAGACGATGATGAAACTGACGCCGGAACAAATCCAGGCGCTAACGCAGGAGGCTTAGCATGGCAGACCCAGGGATACCCACATACGCAACGGGGCAGGTGGCGTTCAACGCGGATGTTTTGAATGACAGCTTTTCTGCTCCAACAGGCTCGACCACGGCAGGTGGCGGCGTTAAGGCCAAGTTTGCTCAACCCAGGGCGCAGGGAGTCGGGACATCAAACTCTGATTGGAACAACGGGGCGCTGAATGGGAACGTTCTTCCCAAGGCGTTTCCGGCTTTGCAGTCATAGGAGATTTATGGCCAATCCACCGTATGGAGATAGCAGTAAAGACCCCAAGATGCCGACCTATTCCACAGGGACGTGGGGATTGAACAATGACATTTTGGATGATTGTGCGAAGTTGCCTACAGGATCAACGATCAACAGCGGTTCTGTCTGCCGGGATTCCGGCCCAGGGACAATGAACGCTGAGTGGGATAACGGATGCAATTCTTATAACGTAGCACCAAAGGCTTTTCCGGGCCTTCAAACGTAACCGTAACAGAAGGAGAACGCCATGCCAGTAGTTGAGGATAACACCAGCACCCAGGTCGCGGACAATGTTGGTGCCCAAACAGCAGTAGCAGGAGCAGAGGCAGGGGCTATATCTGGCGCCCCAGATCGCGCAGGAGCCGTATCTTGGAAGTCGGGGTTGAGGGCTGACCTCAAAGGAAGTCCGTTGTTGTCGAAGTTCGAGGACACACCCGCGGGGCTGGAGAAGGCTTTTGAAAGCCATGCCAACCTTGAGCAGTTGCTCGGGCATGAGAAGGTGCCGATCCCGAAGGACATCAATGATGTTGAGGGGTGGAACAGGTTCAGCAAGGCCATGGGGATCCCGGACAAGGCCGAGGGGTATGGCCTGCCGGATGCGAACATCCCAAAGGAAATGGCCGATAAGGGCCTAACCTTGGACAAGAACCAGTTCGCAGAGGTAATGCACGCACATAAGGTTCACCCGGCCGCGGTCAAGGGCATCTGGGAGACGTACCAGAAGATGCAGGTCGATGCGTACAACAAGGCCATGCAGGCCCACCGGGAGCAGTTGACCAAGACGGTCAATGCGCTTAAAGGCCAGTGGGGCGATGCGTACCAGACCAACGTTGAGCTTGGTCAGATGGTGATCAACAAGTTTTCTGATGACAAAGAGATGAACGATTATCTTACATCGGTGTTGTCCCAGGACCCCAAAGGCGTAAAGTTCCTTGCCAAGATCGGGGACCAGTTCGCAGAGAACAAGATCGGTGAGTTCTCAATGAAGCGTTTCAGCCTGTCGCCCGATGAGGCCAGGGAAGAGGCGATAAAGATGAGCCGGGACCTTGATGGCCCGTACATGAACCAGAAGAACAAGTTCACTGAACGTGAGCATCAGGCGGCCATTGACCGCTACAACGTGCTCATGCGTAGTTCATTGGCCCGCGGATAAGGCGTAAGCCCCTTCGGGTTGATGGTATCAAAGAAGCGAGGACAAGCCGCGAGGCCCCGTGTATTAAATGATTAGGACCCCGGTTGGGATAATCCTCTACTCAACTCTTTAGAGGACAGGAAATCATGGCGGACACACAGAACCAGATCTTCGCACTGGCGTACTCGCAGAACATCATGCAACTTGCGCAACAGAAGTACAGCAAGCTGATCAACTGCGTGTATCAGAAGCCGAACGTGCGCGGGAAAGCCTTTTTCCAGGACCAGATTGGTCAGTGGAACATGGCTTTGAAGGCAGGCAGGAACAGCCAGACCCCGAACAACGACCCGAACCTCGGCCGTCGTATGGGTGTCATGTTGGACTACAACGACAACAGGCTGTTAGACAGGACCGATGAACTGAAGGTCATCTCTGACCCCAGAAGCGCGTACACGATCGCGGCCGCGCAGTCCTTGGGCCGTCAGATCGATGACGTGATCATCGTGAACGGGTTACTCGGAACGGCGTACTCTGGCGAAACCGGGGCAACGTCAGTCACCAACAGCAACTTGGTGAATGCGTCGTCCGGTTCGATGACGCTGGCGCGTATCATCGCTGTCAAACAACAGCTTGATATCGCTGACGTTGAGATGGAAGATCGTTTCTTCGTGTGCAGGCCCGATGCGTTGGACAACCTGTTGAACACGACAGCCGCAACATCGAGCGACTACAATTCAGTTAAGGCTCTTATCCGTGGTGAGATTGATACCTGGATGGGCTTTAAGTGGATCATGTCAACTCGCATCTCTGCGGCATCAGGATCAACGCTCATCGGCATCGCATTCCAGAGGTACGGGGTGTGCCTGGCCATGGCAGACGCGCCGGTTGTCAGGACCGATGAACGCACCGACCTGTCGTATTCCTGGCAGGTGTATTATGAACTGAACATCGGCGCCGTCCGGCTTGAGGAATCCCGCGTCGTGATCGTGAATGAAGGTTAAACCCCTCTAGCATACGCTATAGGCGAAAAAAAAGGAGAGGTAAGATGACAGCTTATTACGCTTCAAATGTTACATCGGTTGTTGTTTCGAGCGGGTCCGGCAGTAATATGGTGGCAGACGGGTACATAAGGACGGTTGAGAAGATTTGGATGGACACATTCAACTTCTCGGCAGTCGTGACGACGGCTGACTCCGTGTGCATTGCCGTGATTCCCGGCAACAAGAAGATCACGGGGGTTGATGTTTATCTCCCGTTTGGGTTCACACCTACGACAGCGACGATCAACGTGGGTGTGGCAACTCCGGCGACAGCAGGGGTACTGACAACCTATTGCAGTATCCTCATCTCGAACGCCACGACCTACCAGGTCGGTGTGTCAACGTTCGGAAACCTGTCGCTAACGAACAAGGTGTCGATGATGCCCACGGCGTACAGCGTGACGGGCGGTGTGAACTTCCCGTATGTCACGACCACGTCCACGCTCTCCGTGAGCGGCGGCACTTCGATCATCGCGGATCAGACGAGGATCTATATGTTCATCGGTGTGACGGCCATGACGGCGCCTACCGCGGGAACATTTACGACCATCGTTCGTTACACCTAATCATGATTGGGAGGGGAGGAGCGGCACAGTGATGCCGCCCTCCCTTTTCTTTATATCCGGGGGTCGCCATGGCAAACAGTCAAACGAGCATTATTAACAAAGCCCTGGTTCTGGTTGGTGCGGCGCCGGTTGTTTCAATAAATGACGGGACAGCCAACGCCAATGTGTTGAGCAACGTTTACGAGATCGCGCTACAATCCGTCCTCTCTGAATGCAAATGGAACTTCGCAACAAAGCGGGCAAATCTATCTCTAATTGCAAGCGGGTCAACTGGGTATCCAAACTTCCTGTACATGGGTGAGAAGTTTGTTTATCAATTGCCTTCAGATGTCATAAGGATATTCGCCGTGAACCCGAGTAACGCCTATTGCGCGAAGAGAGCGGTCTGATTATTTCAGATTCAGCGAACTTCGGAATCCAGTATGTCACCTATGATGAGGACCCGAACGATTACCCGAGCTATTTTCTTGAGGCGTTCATCGATAAGCTGTGCGCGGACATCGCATACATGATTATTAATTCAGCCAAGATCGCTGAATCGTATATGCAGAAGTACGAGACGGTTTCCCTTCCCAAGGCGATGTCAGCCAATTCACAAACAGGCGTCCAGCAATCAATGAACGACAATGCCTGGATTCAGGCGAAGTACCAAGACGGCGACTCAGGCGACATGAACTCGTCTATGGGAGCTGTGACACAGTAAGGGATTATGCCAGCAATAACGATCTCAACGACACCCATTCTGATCGCTCTTGCTAATGCGGTGCGGCTCGACCTTACGATTATGAACATGAGCGCCACGCCATGTTACCTTGGCGACGCGACGGTTGTCGCAGGTCAGTCGATTTATCTGAACCAGAACGACACGTTCATTGATGATTACAGCAATATGAAAGGATATCGCGGGTCAATCTGGGGCGTGACCTCCAGCGGAATAGCAACGCTCGTGTTCTGGGAAAGAAGCCAATGAGCATCAAGATTATCAGAGCGAACACGGGTGGAGGTGGCGGTGATCTGACAGCAGGGATAACCACCGCAGGGGCTCCAGTTGAAGGATCCTGGCGAATTATCGCAGTGGGAAGCAATTTAGTTCAACAGCGTTATGAAAGTGGGGTATGGGTTGAAAAAGTTTCCGCTACTCCTTAGCATCTTGTTTTGGTCAACGATGGCATTTTCCGGGCAGAATGTTACAGGGAACCTGTATGTTTCGGGGAACGTTGGAATTGGGACAAGTTCACCAATCGCATCTTTAGAGGTCAAGTCCGGTAAAATTTTAATTAGGAATACGAACGGCACTTCTTCGGGATTTTCTCCTGCACTTGCTATCGGGGATACACACAATTCCGGTTATCCTTCATTTTTAAACCGCAACAACCTTGAGATTGGAACTACAGGAACGATTGACACTTATGGTGATATAAATTTATGGGGAGCGACAGGGAATATTACGACGGCAAACGGGATAATACTTGCTCCCGAAATCGTTGGGACTGGCGGTTATAATAGTTTCGGCAATACCACGTTTACTCAAGGGATAAATTTATACGGAACTTATGCTCTAAATTTGAAC